TTTATTATTTTTAGAAAGAACATCACTAATATTAAAATCTCCACTATTTTTAATATGTTCAAATTTTTCATCTTCTGTCATTTCATGTAGTAGTTTTTGATTATTTTTATATGTAATAAATTTATATAATGATAATAATTTATATAATAAATGATTACGCGTTTTATAACTTGGGGGAGTTTCTGTCTTTGAATCATTAGAATCTAATTCCATATGATTATCTTTCTCATTAGACTGATCATTAGGCTGATCAACAGACTGATCGTTAGATAATAATGATAATGATTTAAAAATTCTATCAGTTAGTTCATAGACTAATGGGTCTTCTATATCTTTATCATTATTTTCTTGTTTCTCATCGCTTTCATAAGTTATATCATCTAAATTATTATGTATTTCACCATCTTCTTCATTTGCTACAAATTCACTAACTATTTTAAATATATTGCTCATTTATATTTATATTAATTTAATACATCTTTAATATGAACAAAATCATTTTCATATATTACCACTGGAGATAAACTGATTGTTGTAAATGAATCGCTTTCAGATTCTGGTGTAGTACATCGAATAGAAATAGAATCATTTAATATTTTATAAGAAAAATATAAATCATTTAATAATATATTTTTCTTATTAATATAATCATCTTCTACCAATTGAGATTTTATTTTTCTATACTTAAATTTTATAAAAGATATATCAATTAATTTAATATTTATATTTTTAGACTCATCTTTAGGCTGCATTATATAATATATTAAGATAGTTCTTAGCTAATATTCTACTAAAAAAATTGATTTTAAAAATGTTAATTAAGTGTCTACAGTAATTTTACAAGCTATGAGCGAGCAAAAAACTGTCGACGCAATCTGCGAGCACAAATTCACGTGCAACCCATTTTTCACGGAGAATGTGTTTATCGAACTGGTACCCACCCCTACTGCTCATGTGGCAAAATATTGCTGCATTGAATGTATCGAGAAATTCATTCACTTTATTGAGAATCTTCCGACTTACACTAGGGCCGGAACAAGATTCACAGTAAAGGAAGGAGCACAACAATACCTTCTCGAAGCTATTTCACGCGGACCTGAAGAATGCGAATTCTCCGTTGATGCCAAGTTCCGAACGATATCTTGGTGCCTTCAAAGAGGATTTTCACCTTCTTGTGAAATTTTCGATAACACATTCCCCTACTCTGCCGAACAATTGGGATTTCTCTCTTCATACTCATGCTTACCTTATGGATTTGATCTTTGGAGGTATTCGAGTATGGGGCTTTGGAGGGAGATCAGGGCGATCTATGATAACCTTCCAGATGAAGATGCTAGAGGCAGAAGTGCATTTACCAAGGATATGTACAAAGAACTGTTGGGTTCGATGCTCATTCCTTATGAAGTGAGAAATGCACTTTTAACCTATTCTAGGTTGGATGAAGACTGCATCAGTGTCATCATTCTGTACCTCTAGCAATGGTTGAGAAATTTTTTTTATACCGATGACTTGTTTAATATGTTTCTCTTTATCACTTAACCCAGTTCTTGAATAAAAATGAATATTTTTTTGTTAATTAAGTAATCGCCAAATGAGCAACGAAGAAATCATCATCGACGAGGTTTGCGAACACAAGGTTATCTGCAATGAGAATTTTGAAGCAGATTTGTCTACGTGGATGGTACATACACCCACTGCAGAAATCGCCAGATATTGTTGCATCAAATGCATTGAAAAAGCTATGCATTTCATTGATAACCTTCCCGAACATAAACGCGAGAATTTTTATCTTTCTGCTAAGAAAAGTGCTCAAAAATTTCTCGTCGAATGTGTTTCATATGGACCGAATGATTTCAAGTATCAATTTTCAGTCGATACTAAATTTCAAGCGATTAGCTGGTTTCTCGAGCGAGGCTTTCCCCGTTGTTCCCAAATCTTTGAATTTACATTTCCATATTCATGCGACCAACTGAAAATTCTTGCATCATATGGAGCCTTTCCTTCTGGGTTCAATCTTCTCAATTATGAAATGGCCGGTCTCTGGGAGGAGATCAGGACAATTTACAGAAACATCCCCGATACATACTTTGAACAAGATGGCACAGTCTCTAACAACGAATTTCTTAAGAAAGTCATGTATGAAACTACCATCTACCCGCATGATCTGCCCATTGTGACAAAGTCCTCTCTCGACGACTATCTTGTGGATGACTGCATCAGACTTGTCATCGAGTATTTGCCTAAGTAATGACGAATACTCGACCTTTCATTTTTTATTTGATCTGTTTTCTCAAATCTATAATTTCTGTTAATGTTTTAATCTCAATAGTCATATTATCAATGTATGATTTAGTCATGAAGAGTTTATTCTCATCTGCTAGTATTAAAATATTATCTGCTATATGAGCGGAAGCAATAGGCTTAATATAATCTACCTTTAAATCTACACGAAAACTATCTTCATTTTTTAATTTACTTTTGAGTTTAATTTTTGACGAGTCTTTAATCAAATGCCTAGATTGTATTTTCTTGTTTAAAGAAGTATATCCTATTTCAATATCCGAGCTAATATTTTTTTGTGATATACAAAATTGGGAAGCAAATGTTTTAATATCGTTAATTTTTTTTCTAAAATACTTACCTGTCCATTCAAACTGAATCGTATAATCTTCATCGATAAATTTATGCTCATTCTCCAAATGGTCGTATTGACCTATCAAATCAATTATATAGGTTTCATCTGTATACATTTCATTCTCAAGAATAATTGTAATATTTTTATTTTGCGATGCAATATTTGATACTATAATAATACTATTATAATCCTTATCTACTGTGTTTAGAATTGATTCAATATCTTTTGATGCTATCCCAATATCCATAATTTGTTTGCAGTAATAATGATTTAATTTCTTACTATCAATTTTTACATATATTTTACTTTTATTATTATGTTCTTGTGCATATATAATAATCTCAGTAGGTCGGAAGATGATTTGTATATGTTCGGTTGCCAATAACTTAAAAAAAGCTATTAATTTTTTAATAAGCAATGGCGAATCATATACCAATTCTACTAATGCGTTTTCAGTACTAGGAGTTGGCGAAATTCCATTACGGGGCATGGGTTCTTTTTTAGGTTTATTTCTAGGTCTTCCTGGACCTTTTTTAACTTTGGGTTTTTGATTTTTTTTATTCTTGGGTTTTTCATCTGATGTCTCTGAGCTAACTGAAGTATTATCATCGGTATCTTCAGTACCTGACATTTTATATTACATTTATATTTAATATTTATATAAAAAATATTAATATCATAATTACTTTTTATAGAATATGTAATAATAATATAATCCTATAAAAGTTTTATCATCTTCATCTAGTTCTTTATGATTTCCATAATCATTTATATATTCTGTATAACAAATTTTACGTTCTAAACTAATATTATATTCTTTAAAAATCTCTTCTATATAATCTATATTAACTAGCGGTTCTTTATAAAACTCTCCATTACTAAAAGGTAATATTGTCTCTATATGCTGCCCATAATTTAATAAATAATCTTCTTTATATAATTTTCGTATATGAAATTTTCCTTCTTTATTACTTTTATATTCTTCTGTTGATTTTAATAAATCGAATATTGCATTACCATCAAATGAACTAAATACAAATCTTCCCTTTGGTTTTAAATAATTATTAATAAATGCAATTACATTTTTAATGCTTTCTTTACTTTCTACGAAATAATGAAAAGCCAAATTGCAAAATATTATATCTACTCCATTAATTCCCATAGAGTAATTACATTCTTTAATGTTTTTAATATTTTTTGTGTATTTTTCATTCAAATCAGAATTATGAATAAATATCTTCATTGGATTTATATCATGCATAGCTGCAAATTCATGCTTTCTATTTACTAATTCCATTATAGCTATCTTGTCAATCTCTAGAAAGAGTATACCATCTGTTCCCATATTATATTTGGAATAACGGAATAAATCCTGACCTTTACCACTTGCCATATCAATTACCCTGCTACAGTCTTTAAATTGTTCAAATATAGCAGCTTTAATAAAGCTATTGTAATTTCTTACTTGTTTATATATAGGGTTATCATGAACTTGAAAATAACTTTTTGAGTCATCAAGCTCTATTACTAGAGGATCAATATAACTTGTAAATACTTTTTCTGCTATTCTAAAGTTATTACCAATAACAATCATATTATCCGCATCCTTCTGTCGGTCTTCTCTTATTTTGACTAATTCCCATTCCTCCTTCTTAATATTATAAATAAACTCGCATATCTTGCCATCTAAAGATATATCATCGTTTTTTCTAAAATAAATATAACTCAATGGTTTAATAGACGGTTCAAATTGATATGGAAAGTAATTCTTATTTGTTACAGGAAATATTTCATCATAATATCGAATCTTTGTACATTTTAAATTATGATATACATTTTCATTAATTCCTGTAAATAGTAAATATACAGTATAATCGGATGATTTTGTTTCTTCAGTAGCCTTTTTTGATTTGGTAGCTTTTGCTTTATTCGCTCCTCCTTTTTTAATATGATAAATATAAGGTTCAATACCTAATAATTTTTGAGGGCATTTCTTAACTAAAAAGTCGATTGTTTTTCTATTAGCGGGTTTGTATTTATATACTTCCATATCAAAATATTTACCCTTTATAGGAGTTAGAATAAAACCATCAGTCTCATATGCCTTCTTTTCTAATTTTAATTTTTTAATTGTATCAGCATAATCTGAAGTAAGAAGAATAAATGGCTTTTCTACTAGATAGTCGGGTAATAATTTAATTGCTTGAGGAAATAATTTTAATCTTTCATCAAATGGTTCTCTTATAAGTGATTTATTGAAATACATAATATCAAAGATAAAATATTTATCTTCTTGATCTAATTTATAATATTCACAATCAAATATATAAGTACCAGATATTACAGTAGATAATTTCACTATATCATCGGATATTGCCCATGTATTATTATTATGAATAAATATAATAGTTCTTTTACCATCTACTTTATCTGTAATATAATAATTTGTTATATTAGATTTTAAATTGCTTAGATAAATATTTTTATCTAGTTCTATAGGCTGATTACCAATTGATTTAATACTAGGTTTAAATTTAATTCTTTCAGCATCTTTATGAGACATTAATAGTGTAGCAATTGTATATATTTGTCTTGCAAAGTTAGAATCTATTTTTATATGTGAATTGTGATTTATTCCATGCTTTAATTCAGGTTCTTCTTTATAATTTTGTCCTAGCCATTCTTTAAATGTTGGCTGTAATATATTATCAATATATAAGAAATCATCAATACTGATTTTTTCTTTCTTACCTATATATTCAGCTTCTAATTCAAAAGAGGTTATTAATTTCCATGGTGCAGTTTCTATAAAGTTTTCAACACTAATTGGAAATAATATAGAGCTCTTTACACTTTTTAATTCATTAAATCCTGTCATCTTATGAGTTCGAATAAGTCCGATATCAATTCTCCAATTTTTTTTAATAATACAAAATCTCAATCTTATTCTTGCCATGTCAACTTCATTAAAATCAAACATGCTATCTATTACTTCAAATGCTGCCGATATTTTAAAGGAAATCTCATCTGTCGTCTTTACTATCAAAGGGGTAATTAGTTTTTCTTTATGATAATGATGAGTTTTTTCTTTTTGTTGTTCTCCATCTATAAATAAAACCTGTTTAATTGAATTCTGTATTTCTTCTTTTGATTTAATATTTGATTTTTTAATAAAATTAATACTTTGTTCTATTGTAGAAGATTCATCAGAAATAGATTTTATTAAGAATTTAAAAAAATCACTATTTAAAATTCTATCATCTGTATTATAACGTAATTCAATCTCTAATGATTTATTAGAAGGAATTATAAGATTATGGATTCCATGAATAAACTGTTCTAATATTGACATGATATTAGCTATAATCTATTTAATATTTAATTCAAAATTTAATTAATATAAATTTAAATGTGTTAATATTCATAATATGTTTTTAGATGAAATATTAATAATTTAAAAATGAAATTATATTATAGTTAAAAACAATGGTATCTATTCAGAATAAAATACGTTTATGTATCGTAGGGAATGCTTTTACTGTATTATTGGTAATATTGCCAGTATGTTTATTAAGTGAAAATGGTACATATTTTAGATTTGGTCCATCGCCAAATTTTATATTAATTAGCGTTCCTATTGATACATGGACTAAATATATTATTACAATGATATTTATTGCTATAGTAGATATTATTCGAGTTATATCTGAAGAAATAGGTATGCCGATTATTAATTTTAATATCTATAATCCTGATAAAAAAATAATAACAGAATTTACAAAATTCGAATTACAACTATATGGTAATTCTATGTATACGCTTAGTTCTATACGTGGGGTGTTTATTACTCTAATCAGTATTACACAATTTGATATTGCACTATGGTCGTTATTTATTGGAGAAACAGCTGCATTATTTACTATACGTTCATTACTTAATGAAAAAAAATTCGAAGAATATTCACAATTGGAAACAGTAGAGATTATATAAGTATTATACTAACCAAAGTATATATTTTTTCTTATTGGAATATTTATAAAAGCTTGTAATTTTTTATTATCTTTTGTTGCATTTAAAGTAAATAATACTGTTAATACTACTATTATTATTACTGCAAAAATAAATCCAATCAAAAATTTACGGGTTTTCCAAAATGGTATATTTTCTTTTGTATCGGGTAATTCTAAATTATCTGTATTATCTGACATTATATTAATAATATAAAAAATAATATTTGTTTATTTATTCCAAGTTTGTAGAATATCCAGGTAGCGTTCGTGCATATTCTTCTGTCATTCTCATATTAGGAGGTACTTCGTTCATTCTAGAAGGATCAATAGATTCAACAATAGTAATTGTAGGTTTACTCTTATCTACGACTTCTTCTTTTGGTCCTTTGCCTCTTGATTCGATAAAATGTTCGGTTGGTTTTACCACTTTAACTAACTCTTCCAACATATTCTTATGTCTTCGTTCATAAGCTTTTTCTTTTAGTTTTTGAAGAAGAATTAAGGCATCGTTATCACTTAGTTTTTGCTTTCCTGTTTGTAAACGTTCTAGCAAATCTTTAGCACTTTCTCCATTTAATTTTTTTGCTTCTTCTTTTGTGCTTACTTTTAGTTCTTCATATTTATTTCTAAAATCATCAAACTCTCCCTTTAGATTTTTATAAGCATCTTCCCAAATCCATGCCGCCTCCGCTGAATTATAATGTGATTTTTGATAAGCTTCCCATAGATAACGAACATAATCAGCTTGTCTACGAATCCATTGATCTTCCATATATCCTTTTTCTCGCTGTCCATCTGGAGGATGTTTTGTCATTCGAATCTTTTCAAGAAATCGCCGAAATGCCTTACTGCTATATTGTCCCATACAAATCATATATCGAGTCATAATTGGGTACTCATTCATGAATTCGTTATACCCTAATTTTTCTCGGAATATTTCTAATTTATGTTTATCACTTAAAGGTAGAAACTTTTCATCAGTTTTTGCCATAGTCTTTAATTGTTTATACATTTCCTCAGCTATTTTAACCAACTCATCCGCTGTCTTTGTTTCTTGTAATACCGCCGGTTTCTTTGTACCCATTAGATTTTTAAATGGATCATAAGAAGAAATGGATGGAACATTTGTTTTTTCATCTGTATTTTGTTTTGTTTCTTGGTTAGCATGGGAATCCTCTGAATTATTTTTAGTTCTTTTAGTTCTTTTACTTTTTGAGCTAGAAGAACTCATTATATAATAATTAAGTTTATTTTGTTTATATAATATATTTGAGCTGTTTATTTAAGTAGAAAAACTTGACGTGATATAACCTCCTAATTTTACAAATGGTTCATCATCTTCTTTTGGTGAGATATTATCAGGTCTTGTGAAATCAGATTCTTCTGGTTTATCAAAATCATTTACCATTCTTTTTAATTTTTCTATAGATGTATCTGTTTTAGTATATTCGCTTTCAAATGGATTATCATTAATACTGTCTGATGCTGGCAATTCTTCGGGTTCTTTTTGTTTTTTAGATTTTTTATTTTTAGGTCTTTTTTGTTTCTTAGATTTTTTGTTTTTCTTTACATATTTTGGTGATTTTAAAAATGAACTCACACTATCTGGGGCTTCTTGTTCTGAATGCCTGCTATCAGGTGTTTTATTGCTATGGTGTGAATGTTTGCTATCGGGTGTTTTGTTGCTATTGGGTGTTTTATTTCTATGGTGTGAATGACTACTATTGGGTGTTTTATTTCTATGGTGTGAATGACTACTATTAGGTGTTTTGTTGCTATGGTGTGAATGACTGCTATTAGGTGTTTTGTTGCTATGGTGTGAATGACTACTATTAGGTGTTTTGTTGCTATGGTGTGAATGACTACTATTAGGTGTTTTGTTGCTATGTGGAGATAATTTTATTTTTAAAGTTGGTGTTTTTGGAGAAATATCAATATGTAGATTTTTTTTCTTTTTATAATTATTATCATTAACAGAAGTATATTCTATTAAATCATACGTATCCGAGTGATTAGATTTATTATCATCATCAGAGTGATTCGTTTTTGGAGAATCAAATATGTAGGAATTATCACTAGAATTTCTTGATGATGAATTTGACTTGTTATCATCACTACCACTATCAACAACTAATCCGCCTAAAAAATTATCAAACCCTCCTAATATATTATAACTCATTATATATAATTATAGTATTATTTTTTAAACGTGTAATTATTGTATTTATAATAGAATGCAAATAACACAAGCTAAAGAAAAAATGTCTATTTCTACTATGAAGAAATACATAAACCAAAATGTAGATGAGATATCATTAGATGAACGTAAAATGGTTTTAAAAATGATTATCGATCATTCCGTTGAAGATTCCAAAATTCATACAAAGGGGAATGGTACTATGATATCCTATAAAGATATGAGTAAATCTCTTATTATTTCTTTATATAATTTTATACAATCTAAAATTAATTTTAAACTTAATGAATTGAATAAATTTCCAAATGCTTAATAATTGATACTATATATGAAGTTTATATCTTTAGGATTACATTGTTCTGTTCCTGAAGCATTACATATTACTAATTTGAGAAATAAATCATATCCTTTTGATTGGATTTTATCACCATCCAAAACTACGTATGAAATAATACGATTACTATTAAAAGAAGGTATAAATAAAGCCGTATATTATATGACGAGTAATTATCAATATTATAATAGTATTAAAAAAGAAGAATATGTTATAACAGATGAAATAACAGAGTATCAAATTAATAAAGAAACAGGACTAGGTATAACTTTTTTTAAAATTGACGATGATTATAAAATGGTTTTAAAAATTAGATTAGAAAGATTATTAAACGATATACTCTCTTCTGATAAATTAGTTTTTATATATGCGGATTGTCCAAGTAAAAAGTTTAATTATACAATTGATAATAAAGAACTTGGACTTGACGCTACTATAGACTTGGAGAAAATATATGATTTAATTCATGAGTATCATTCAAATATAGAAATTGTATATTACTGCTGGAAAGAAAGAGAAAAACAAAATAAAAAAATAAAACATATATCATTTGAAGATAAACACAATTGGTATGAAGTAAGTAGACTGATTGCTCAATATTTAATTAAAACTTACGGCTCTACTTGTATATATTAATTTAGCTTTTGAGCATTTTACAAGTTTTCCAGTAGAGAATCATTTTCTGATTACTTTCTACCGTAGGGTAAGTTTCTACAAATCCTCTAAGCATAATTAAATATTGTAAATACTTAGTAGCAATATCTGCTAGTGCGATATACAAACTACTATCTATAATTGTTTCTTCATCTGATATTTTATCTAGTGATTTTTTTTCTGTAGTAAATATTCTCTTTAATATTTTATTATCTTCTGAAGGATAAACTAGTACTTTATCTTTTAATTGTAATAAATTTTTAAGATCTAAAGATAAAGTATGTAATGCATATTTAGAAGCTTTTTCACTCGAATCGAATTTTTGATTTGTTTTATATGGATAAGTTAGATCACGGAAAAATTCATAAGTCTTATCTTTTTTAAATTTATCATGGAGTTTCTCTTCTTCATGAATCATTTCAAATATCTTTCCTATTAATTCGGTTTCTTCTAATGATATTTCTGATGTGATATTATAATATCTATATGGTACGGGAATAGGACTATAAGGGACACCAATAATAGATATGGAATTTTGATCAATAATATATCTAGACATTCCTACGATTATAGGAATAACCTGACCCACTGTTAACAATTTAAACAAAGATGATGTTGCATCTTTCTGTATTTTGATACCCGCTGTCTTATGTTCGGCTGTAATATCCATATCTGTAATCTCAATAATTTTGCAATTGTGTAATATTTCTCCCTTGCTATATACTATACCTTCTAACTCTATAGTAACATCAACAAAGGCTCCTCCATCTAATCTATTAGAAGCCATTTTAATAGTAGAACGGTTTATTATTTTTAAGATTGAAATAATCAGCATAGATTTATAACATTTGCCTACATATCGTTTTGTTAATAATTCAAGTATAACTTTTTCAATGTTTGGATCAAAGATAGCATCTGGTGATAAAAGATCTACACTAGTTGTGATTTTCTTCGTAATTATCATCGATATTATATTATACCTCTTTTATGTTTATATTAGTTTAGTTTTTAATCAAATTTAAAATATATAATATAACTTTAAATGGATATTACAATTGTAAATTTAATATATGGTATGTGTGTAGCACTTTTAATTTTAACTATTATGGTTGCATTATCTTTTGATTATGAGAATGTCAATAAAAGTATAAATAAAAGAAATGCACGGGTAATGATTTTTCCTCCTAGTAATAATTATAGTATGCAATTTGATTCTGTAGTGGTTCCTTATGAGAGTTCATTGATAAATGAAGCATTAGAAAAGGGTATTATTGATAATAAAAATCAGATGAAACAAAAAAATCAACTTGCAGCTTTTAATAAATTACAAGCTTCTAAATTTAATAGATATAATATGATTGATATAAATAAATTTAATGGTTATTTAGTAGATAATAAAGGAAATTATTATTCAGATAATAACATTTCTATATTTCCTCTTGATATGGCACTTAAATTACCAGAAAATGTATCCGCTCATTATGTTCAGCCAGAACTATTAAGAATTCAACCTTATGCATAACTTAATGAATTCTTAATATTCATAACTTAATATTCATAACTTAATGAATATTAACTTTTGAAATTCTCAATTGTAATGTATCTATTTCTTCATCGTGATATATGAGCAAATCTTCATTATCATTTTTTTCAATAATTAATATATCTGGTTCTTGATTTATTTCTGATATACTATGAATTATTATTTCATCATCTGGAGAATTATCAGGATTTATAGGAACTACAGCTTCTAATAAATCACCATCTCCTTCTTCAGGTATATCATCAATTTCTAGTATAGCTTTTCTTTCTTGTGTAGCTAGGGCTCGTGTTTTTTGTTTTCTTTTAATTGTAGGTTGAATAGATGTATTCTGTGAATGTATAGTTATTTCATCTTCATCAGAATATTTTATTTCTGTATTTTCATTTATAGTTTGTTTTTTTGCTTTTTTAACATTCTTTTTACTTTTTTCTATATAAACAAATTCTTGTGATGTATGATCTTTGCAAAATATTTTAAATTCTGTATTTGGAATACCATGAGTGGCATCTTTTCTACAATTTAAACATTTTTTTAATACATGAATTTGATTTTGTAAATAATGTTTATAGCAATGCGTTTTAATAGTAGGCGATTCTTTATAAGCAAATGTTGGGATTATATTACAACTTTGTACTGCGCATTTTTTTCTTTTTATATTTGAATAATTATTTGGCGCATGTTTCGCGCAGTAAGTTGCTATATTATCAGTACCACTAAAGCTTGCCTTGGTTAAGCATGGATTACTTTTGCATAAATTTTTAGGTTTATGTAAATAGCAAAAATCCATATATGTATTTGTTTTTATATTAATCATTTTTGCTAAAGAGCATGTTTTAATCTCGTTATTATCTCCTCGTATAGTAAATGAGCAATTGGTATTTCCCTGACTCATGTTTATAATTATATTTATTAAATTAAATATTCAAATTTTATATAAGTTATGATTAAAATCAATACTATATTATAATGATTATAACAGCTTTTATTGTTTTAATTGTAATTTTATTGTTTTCTAATATTGTATTATATTATTTTAATAAGCTATATCCACCGTGTGAAAGCGTGGAGGATTATTTATTATCTGCAAGAAATATTGTAGATAGTGATATTAACAATTTCAATCATTATCCAAATAAATTTAAAATAAAAGAGAAAGCACACGTTATTGATTATGATGAAATTACATTAGATGATAAAGTCAGTTTAGATGATCTGAAACTATACGATAAAATTAATGAAAAATTAAATTCTAAATCATCAACAACTTCTACGAATTCTAAAGTAGAGTTTGATTCTTCCCTAGAAGATATACAGATGAGACCCAAAGAAAAAGTGGTAAGGAGTAATCCTGAGATGTTAAGTGCCTTTCAATAACATAAATATATAAGTGCCTTTCAATAACATAAATATATAAGTGCCTTTCAATAAATATAATAAACATGAACAATAATATATTAAATATAGTATTAGGACAAAATGGCATATGAAGAAGATGGTAATTTAATTGAAGATAATATGAAAAGAAAAGAATTCAATTGGTTGCAACATTGGAAAAATGGCTCAAACAAATTATTAGATAAAGAAATCATTCCAAGATTTTTATTAGATGATGCTATTAAAAATTCTATGAATTTAAAGCTAACGTCATATCAGTTATTTGTTCAAAATTTTATTAATCCATCTACTCCTTATAAAAGGCTACTCATGCAATGGGCTACAGGAACTGGAAAAACAATTGGTATGTTATCGATAGCTATGAACTTTATTAATAGATATCGATTAGAACAAGAATCGGGGAATAATGAAATAGGCACCGTATTTGTAATTGGGTTCTCTAAAAGAGTATTTATGAACGAATTGTTAAAATTCCATGAATTTGGGTTTTTAACAAAAGGAGAAAGACTTAAGATTCAACATTTAAAAAAATTAGCAATGAATGGATTGCCTAATGATATTATAGCGTACAAAGAATCTATTAATAAAATTAAAAAAAGATTTACCAATAGAAAAATAAACGGATTCTTTAAATTTTTTGGTTATAAAGAATTTGTAAATAAAATATTTATTTCAGATGATAAAGTAGATATTAATGAATTATCTGAAGATAAAATTCAAAAGGCAATCGAAGAAAAACATATTAAATTCGATACTGAATTACTAGCACAATTTAAAAATTCTCTAATACTTTGCGATGAGATTCATAATGTTTATAATAGTTTAGAAAAGAATAACTGGGGAATAGCCATACAATCGGTATTAAATATAGAAAGCACATGTCGAGCTGTATTTGCTACAGCTACGCCATTATCTAATTCACCTTCTGAAATAATAGATTTGTTAAACTTACTATCTACTGATAAAGTAGTATTGAAAAGAAGTGATTTTTTTACACAATCTTTGGATCTTAAACCTGGTGCTATTGATAAGATAGCTAAGTTATCATATGGTAAGGTTAGTTATTTACAAGATACAAATCCTACATATTATCCTAGTGTTATTAATGAAGGCACGATTATTAAATCTATAGATTATTTGAAATTTATAAGATGTCCTATGAGTGATTATCATTATAAAACATATAAGAATGTATATAATGGAACTATACCACAAGATGGACAATATTTAGTAGATTTTGTAATTGAAAATCCAAATGATAAATATGGATTATACAAGTCAGGAGATATTAAATCAATTTTACCCTACGCTAATAAAAAATTTAAAGATGATTATGGAATTGATTTTGAAAATGATAGAATTATAGGCACATCATTAAAAAGAGAAAATCTCATAAAATATTCTAGTAAATATGTTTCATTGTTAGATCATATATTATCAGCAATTAAACACAACTTGGGAAAGATTATGATATATCATAATTATGTTCATATGAGTGGAATATTATTCATAGAACAAGTATTAATTAATAATGGTATCTTGGATGAGTTCTCACCGCCTAGTAACGATTCTATTTGTTTTTATTGTGGTAAAATAAAAAAACAGCATGATAAAATAGGAGGATCAGAGACTCAATGCCTATCGCTCCATAAGAAGAATAATATATTTATTTGGGAAGATACTATGGATATTAAAGTTAAAGAAAAACCAAGACAAAATATATTTATTATTAAAGGAAATAGTTTAGGAAAGAATGTAATTTCACTCGATAAAAACTCAATGCTTAAAATGATTCATGTATTTAAATATTTAGCAGACTTGCAAAAAAAGAAAATTGATTTTATATTTCAAGTTCCACATATAGCATCTAAATTACGTGAATTTTTAAAATCTATAGGATTTAAAATTAAAGAGTCTACAGATAATTATGTTATTATGGAAAAACGCTGGAATAATACTGAGGATTTGAATAGTAAAGTAATATCTCTTCTTGAAGATGATAATACGGGCGATGAAAAAACTAATGATAATACGGGCGATGAAAAAACTAATGATAAAGTAGGAGGTAGTAATAAAATGAATGGAAAGATTTCATCTTCAGAATATAAACATCCTACGAATCATTCCCACAAGTTTACTCCAGTAAGATATATCATTGCACATAATGAAATACAAAAAACACAACTGGAACATTCTATAGATAAATTTAATTCTGATGAAAATTCAGATGGTTCTCGTATTATGATATTATTAGGAAGTAATATTATTAAAGAAAGTTTAGATATGAAAGCAATTAGAAATATATTTATAGCGGGAAGACCAGATAATATACCTTCTTTTATACAAATTAGAGGACGAGCAGTAAGAAAGAATAGTCATAAAAATTTACCTCATAATAAAAGAAATGTACGAATACTCATTTTTTCAACATGCCTACCTACTAAAAAAGATGGAGAATATGAAATGAGTTATGAAGAAGATAAATATGCAGAAAAAGTTAGATTATATAAAATTATGCAAACAATAGAAAAGATACTACATGAAAACTCTATAGATAGATATACGAATTATGCTGTGAATTCTGTAAGTACAGGTGATACTCTAGCTCCATTAGAATATGATATACCTAAAGATAAATTTAATAAAGAATTATCACTAAGTCAATTAAATCTTTCTACATTTTCTGTTTATAATGCAAAAAAAGAAGTAGATGAAATTAAAATGTTAATCAAAAGATTATTTATTGAAATATCATCTGTATGGGAATATGATAACTTATTATATTCAGTTAGAAATCCATTAAATTATGAGACTGAACTTAATACCAAATTATTCAGTGAGGATAATTTTCTTATAGCATTAAATCAATTACTATGGAATAACCCAGATAATATTAATAACTTAAAAGAAGAATATATTACACCATTTATTAATAAGAAAGAAATAATAGAAATATCTAAAGAGAGTAATTTAGATACTGGAATTTATTTAGGTAATAAAATAACAATTAGCAATGAAGTAATTGATCGCTTATATGATCCTCTTGATAAGATAATAACATTACCTTCTGGAGGAGATAATGTTATAGTACCTTTATTAAATAACAATAAGCAGTATTTTATTTTATTTTTATTTAATAAAGAAACAAATAAACCAGAAATAGATATTGAAGCACCATATAGAATAGATAAGTTAGAAACGGGTCAAGTTATTAATTTAAATTACTTTATTACTCATCATAAAGAAGATTTTGATTACGATGACAAGAGAATATTATTTTATAATAAATTTGTTGATGTATCCATTGAAAATATGGAAAATGTAATTTGCGAATATGGAACAAATTTTCATATAAAATTTATAGAAGAATGTATAGAATATATATTTAAGGTATGGACAGATCCTCAAATTACAAAGAATAAATATCACGAGTTTTATTTTAAAATGTTATATTATTATGATTTATTATCACTCGTTATGTTTGCATATACTACCAAACCAAAAATATTTAAAGAGTATTCTGCATATGCAATACCTGTATATAATAAAGATATTAAATTAAAAACTATGGAGTCATATGAGAAAAGAGGAAATAATGCTAATGATGACGAAGATATTGCTTCAAGCGGTATTATTAATTTATTGAAAACTACTATTAATAGAACAAGTAATAATTGGATTCCTCAAGAATTTAGGGAAGAATACGAAAAGACAATTAAACGTTCACTAGATTTATTTAATGGGCATAAAAAAAAGAGCTCTCATATTACAAAGGTATCGGCTATGTCATTACCTATAGGACATTTTATGAGCTCTTTCCCAAAGATATATATACCTAATAAAGGATTTGTAGAGGATCCTTCATATTCACAAAGTGATCAAAATTATGTTGAAAATGATATTATAGTAGGTTATGATGAAAGAAGTAAAACTGGAGTACATATAAGATTTAAGTTGAGGAAACCAATTCATAATATAAAGAAATTTAATGATGCTAGATTAATAGAAAGAGGGATTGTATGTAAGAGTAGAAGTAAGGAAGAATTATATACAATTATTAAAAAATTAGATATAGAATTAAACGAAGATACAAAAAAGAATATAGTAGAAATGTGCAATGTAATACGAAGTAAATTAATACGTTTAGAATTAAAAGAAAGAATTAAAGGAAGTAAGACCAAATATTTTTATTTCCATTATGAAAAACAAATACAAGAGTAAAATATATTTACATTTATATAATAAAATGATGGAGAGTTATACTTTTTACGGTTCTTTAAATAATGAAGATGATAATGAAGATAGGTATTTTATGTATGGTGTTATTAATATGATTATTGTTCTTATTTTATTATGGTGGTTTTTTAAAAATTTTACGAACCGTAATAAATCATATAAAAATTATAGATCATATGAAGAGGATGGATTTCGTGTTAATATTCCTTCACAATCAAGTTATACGAGTTCATATGGAAAATACCCCATTTTAACATCAAATTTAAACCCATCATTAAATAATTTTATAGATAAACTTTCTAAAGATGCAGATGCATTTAAAAGCAAACCTAATTATTTAACTGATAATTTTAATACAGGCACGTCGGACGATTCAGCTGCTTTAATGCAATCAGCAGTTTCAAATACTATACCTTATAGAGATACAGGATTAAAAGGTGGGATGTATGGTGATGTTCCTGTTTATTTTTATAATAACTTTGATAAAAAAAATGTAAATCTTTGGCATAAACAAGATAGTGGAAATTATTTAATAAATTCTACAGATGATTGGAAGGTAATAAACTATGCAAAAGAAATGCCACAATGGGAGTCTCGAGAAGGGTACGTTTATGATCCTTAATAATTTATAATGAAAGATTTCGTATTAATAATTTCATAAATATTATCATCTCCAAATAATGTATTAATTGTATTTAATAGATTTTTTTCAATCATATTCTCAATAGCAATAAGTTTTTGTTCATTTGACAATGAAAATATATCAGAATCAACTTGATCATGATTAAATAAGTCATGTAAATTCTTTAAGAATTGTAAGGATATATAATTTAATTCTACCATAAAACTTAATGTAATTTCCGATTGCATTAATTTAGTATCATTAAAAACATCTTTATTTATACCTTCTGATGCTTTTTTAAATGATTCTAATATAGAATCTATTACTATATCATATAATTTACTAGAATGTATAATTTCATTGATATCTTTATTTGCTTTAATTTTATTTATTTTATTTTTTAATATTTTAAAACAATGATTTCTAGTATGAATTAGTATATTATTTTTAATATCTGTGCTATCAAATGAAGATGATATATTTTCTATAGTATCTATATCTAATTTTTTACTATAAAACATATTTTTAAGCGCTTGTTTAACCATGTTATTATGATATTGAGAAGCCCTAGTAGTTTTATTTGTTTGAGTAAAATAATCTATTATATTTTGTACTAAATAATAAGGAATGGAAAATGCAGTAGATTCATACCATGGAGTCATAATACGATAAGTTATTCCATCTAACGTTTCTAAAATAAAGAATTTATTTTTTCCATTTTTATAATCTCCTAGTATTTCGCATGAAAATTTCCACGTATTTTTAATATTGTTTAAAGGTTTTGTAATGAGGAATCTCTTGATTAAATTTTCAGTAATACCGTATTCATCAGGTTGTTTATATTTTTCATTAATTACATTTGAAATATCATATTCTATAGGAGTAAAATTAATTCTCTCTAAAATTAGAATAGATATTTTTTTATGCTTTATATACTTTTCTAATTTTTCTATTGTTTTATTAAGATTTTTATTTAAAATAGATTGATTTTTTTTATCGATATTTTTTTCTAATCCACCTTTATATTTTCTATGTATGGGTGATTTGCTATGTTTTCTATGTTTTCTATTGGAATTATTTTTATTAGAATAATGTATATCATTTTCCTTTTTTAAATATTTTGCTATTTTTTCATCTACTACATCCTCAACTTCTTCATTAACAAGTAATAAATCATCACTACTAGACCCACTACTCGTTTCATCACTACTAGACCCACTACTTGTTTCATCACTACTAGACCCACTACTTGTTTCATCACTACTTGAATTATTATTTTCTGCTGGTTTATTTTTATCTATTAATTGAATTATAGAATCTATAGGAAGGCATGCAGTACCTGGTAATAAATTAAATCTTTTTAGTGGAGGATTTTCAATGTGTAATTTTTTTTCATCATTTTTGATATTACTAGAATCTCCAGTATTAAGAATAGAATCTTTATTCGAATTTATAGTATTTAGAATTTTAAATACTATAACATTACCATATTCTCCTTTATTAAAGTGATCTAATAAGGCTTGAAGTATTTTAACATATATAATTATTCCTCCTTTAAATTTGTTAAAAAGAGTATTTAAAAAATCTATAAATTCAGTATACTGCTTATTTACATCTTCTGTTATAAAAGTTCCTAAATTTAATAAAATATTAGCTAATATAGATGATACGATTTCATTGATATATACATTATCCTTATGTTTATATGTTCCTTTGAATTTTCCATATTCTATATTTAATTCATGAAGTGTATCAATCATATCTGATTCATAGGTGCTAGATACACTATTTTTCAACATAAAGTCTGGAGAATTAAATATGCCAATTATATAGTCTATATTTGCTAGATATGTTTCCAATATATCATATATTTTAAATAAGGTGTGTAAATTTGTTTTTAATAAATCAAGATTTTTTGAAGTGAATGATATTTTCTCTTCTAGTGCTTTATATTGGATAATATTCTCTTTTTCAATTAATTCAATAATTTTACGAATATTCAATTCCTTATCATTAATATTTGAATTTACAAGAGAATGATAGCTTGTAATTTTTGATATTACTTTTTTACTATTTAGTACTTTATTTTCAATAAAATTCTGCATGTATTGATTTGTCTATATATTTAATATAAAGATTTACCTTAATTTAATATATAGAATTAATATGTCAAGACGACAAAACAGTTTATTAGTTTCTCCACATCCAGTTGAAAAAAAATCAAAACAACCATCACCATCTCCGGTAGAGGATAATGATGTAGTTTTAGCAAATGAACAAGGCGGATCTGATGAAGACGAGACACACGATACCGTATTCAAGACAAAATGTAAAACAAAGGAAGAGACTACAACTACCGAAGAAGGTTATAGCACTATTATGATGATTGTATTTGCTATCATTCTTGTAGTATTGGTATGTTTAATTGTATGGATGGTTGTAAGTACTAATGAAACTAAGAAGAATGAGGAGGAAATAAAGGATAAATTAATAAAACCACATATTATGCCACCGAATCCTTTTCAAATACCACAGCATATGCAACCTATGCATCATCTCCAAATGCAACAAATGCATCATATGCAGATGATGCAAAATCAAGCTAGATTAAACCCTAAAGTTGTGCAAAATGAAAAAGTTCAAGTAGAAGTTGTAGAAGAACCTAAGAAGGAAAATCTTACAGCAGAAACCCCACCTAAAGTCAAGGAACAAGAGGATGAAGAGATTACATCAGACTATTTAAAGGAACTTTCGAAAAAGGCTGAAGATATTATTAAAGATGGAAAACCATTAGATAATAAACTAACTAATAAAAATACCGCAGAATGGAATAAAGAAGATAAGGCAGCAGATGAGAAAATGAAACGCACTATGGAAGCGGAAAGCGAGGAATTACCTTTATCAGATTATTAATTTATGAATATAAAAATGAGATTTATTTTTTTTCTAAAATTAATTAATTATTATTCTTTATAGTGAAATAATTAATTTATATTAATAGAAATTAAATTTCATTTAAACCTAAACGGCGTTATATTAATATAATTATAAGCTACATATAATACAAAATGACAAAGACTGAAAACTCTGAGAAAAAAGTAAAAAAACAAGAAAAAGCACCATCTGAAAAAGTACAACAAGAAAAAGCGACTACTAAGAAACAAGCCCCTAAGCGTAATACCAAAACCGCTGAACCAGTAGTTCAAGCCGAACCATTAGTTCAAGCTGAACCAAAGGTTAAGTCTGCGCGTAAGCCAAAGAAGACCAACGATGCCCCACTTGCTCAAGCTGCCCAAACTTTAGAAACTAGTACAGTTCAAACAGTTGAACATTTGGCAACCCCTGCAGTTGAACCGCCTAAGGTTGAAAAGAAGCGTAAGCAAACCAAGAAACAATCTGAGCCTACAGCAGATGCAGCTGTTACAAAAGAACAAGAAGCAACGGTACCAGCGTCTACAACTGCGGAGAATGCATCGGCGTCTGAAGCTAGGCAAAAGCGAGTATTCAATGCAAAGCCTACGAATGTGGATGAAATGGGTATTGGAATCGGTCCAGCTCGTGTTAAGTCTGTTCTTGTAAATCTCGCATTGAATCCTCGTGAGTTTCGCGCAAAGGAGGCTGTATTAGCAGCTGAGAACCGTCCCAAGCGTTCTAAGTCTGATACTACTCCTCAAGAACAAGGACCCCAAACTCCACTAAGTCAGCTAGCACCTGAAGTTCGTGAAGTTCTAGCAGAAGCCGAACGAAGCTATCGTCAGACTTTACTTGAAGCATATGATCGCGCAACTCTTCTTGCTATGAGCGATTCCGAACGCTCAGCACATGATACGCGACAACGTACTTTAACTGAATCTGGAAATGTTAAAGAATTGGAAGAATTTCAATCTCAATTCCGCCGACGATTTCCTGAATATTTAAAGGAAAATGATTCGTATCATGGGGAAAAGTATAATGCTTGGACTCGATCAATTGCTTTAATTAATAAGCTATGTACTCGTCTATCAGGAAATACTCGCAACATTGTAGCTTGCTTTCTTGACCAAGTAGTTGAACAATATGCAGAACATGGAATCCGTAATTGCATTTCTAATTCGCGCCACATTGTGCGACTAAGACATGCTGTAGAGAACGATTCGCCAGATGTTAATATGTATCAACCATTCGTATCTACATTACCTTCTTATCGAACTGCTATGAAGTGGCTAGCTACTCAAGATGAAAAGAACACCGAAAATCCTCTAGTATATTCGGCAGCTGAAGCATGTGTCAATTTCAACTTTGAAGGATATATAGGTGAGATCTGTCGTAGTGTTAAGATGCGCTTAGCTAACCAAGCATCCCAAGAAGAAGATCGTGCGCGATTTTTAGATACTAGCGTCAGTAAGGAATTTAAGCAATTCTTCTCGGCAGTCGTATACGATGCTATTATGCGTATTGGCACAGCTCTTCGCCTTACTGTTGTCCGACAAGGAGTAAAGACCATTAGTAATACTATGGTTTATTATATTCTTGAACAACTTCACGCTATGTTTGGTATGAACTATGAACATACTCAAACACGAATGAAGGAGCGATTAGACAAGTTTTACAAGTGGCGAACTGAACATAAGGCAACTCGACTAGCTGCTACATTTTAAAATATATAAATACTAATTAAATAAAGCAAATAGTTATTTTTTTTTAAAATAATATAGCTAATGAGCAAAAAACCATTTATTTATTTCGATAATAATGCGACGACGGCAATTTGTCCGTTAGCAAAAAAAACTCTAATAGAATGGTTAGGTTGTTATAATGCTAGTTCAGATAGTAAAATAGCATTGCCTGCTAAACAACTTTTAGTTAAAGCAATAGACTCTATACTAGCACAATGTAATGTATCAAGAGCAACACATACTGTTATTTTTACTAGCGGAGGATCAGAATCTAATAGTTATATAATCCGCGCATGTTGTCACGCATATAAGAAAAAGTTATATGAAAGAAATAGTGAATTAAGACCACATGTTATATTATCAGCTATTGAACATAATACTTCTATGGATTGTGTTAAAAAATTAGTAGAGAGTCATGATGCTGATGTCACTTTTATACAGCCTACTATCTATGGTAATATTTTACCAGAAGATATAGAACTAGCTATTAAGCCTAATACTTGCTTAATCAGTGTTATGTATGCTAACAATGAGATACCGGTAATTAATAATATAAAGGAAATAGGAGATATAGCACATAAACATAGAATACCTCTTCATAGTGATTGTGTTCAGTTATTTGGAAAATATAAAATAAATATGTCAAGTGATAATATCGATGCTTTGTCTGTTAGTGCTCATAAATTTTATGGACCTAAAGGTATAGGTATTTTAGTATTGAGTAATATTCTTATTGATGGATATGGACTAGAAGCATTAATCAATGGAACTCAACAAGGCGGACTAAGAGGAGGAACAGAGAATGTGCCTGCGGTTGCTTCTATGATGGCTGCCTTAAAATATGCATTTACAAATAGAAAAAAAAAGAATATGAGATTATTTGAGCTAAGAGATTATTTACTTGATAAATTAGAAAAGTATTACAACTTTAAAGAATTAACAGATTATATTGAAGAGAATTTTGATGGCACACTTAAGACCTCTGATTTTAAAGATGATATTGTATTAGGGGCTAGTGAAAAAAATAAAAAAGTAATAAAGAAAGATGCAGATATACAGCTCATCTCTTTAGGTCCGCCAAGAGATAAAAAGAATTTCATTCTTCCTAATACTGTATTATTAGCAATATGCAAACCTAAAGGAAGACCATTCTGTAATGTAGAATTAAAAAAGTATCTAGATTCAAAAAATATAGTAGTATCTATTGGATCGGCATGTCTAACAAAAGAAAAACATGCGAGTCATGTATTAACAGCAATAGGGGCACCTCCTATAGTTAAACGCGGAGTTATTAGAATATCATTTAGTGATAATTCTTCTTTTCAGGAAATTGACGAATTTGTACATATGCTTAAACAAGCTATAGATAAACAAAAAGATCATTAAATATTCTATTTTTTATGTTTGAATATAATTCATTCAATCTATATAAATTTTCAGTTTGTAAAGATGTATATTGTTTTTTTACAGGTTCATTAATTTGTAAAATAGTATCAGTTGTTAAATTGTCTTTTTTTACTATAATTATTTCTTCCAATTCTATATGCGGATGTTTCGAAATATCCATATTATATTATATATTAAACAATTTACTTAATAATGTAAACATATTAAAATGACATTTTATTATTTGTAATGAAATGAAGAAATCGTACGGTATAATTTGTTTTCGTAAAGTAAAAAATAATATAGAAATACTACTCGTTAAAAAATCAACCACTTATAATTTTTGTGATTTTGTACTAGGAAATTATAGAAAATTTAATGATGGACATTTAATGAGATTATTCGATGGTATGACATATTATGAAAAGAGCGATATTCTTAGTTTGCAATTTTCAATCTTATGGCATAGAATTTATCATTCGATACCCGATAGTACAGTAAGTGATAAATTAGCACGTATACATACTGTATATTTAAAGAAGAAAAGGTTATTTGAAAATGTTTTTTTAAAAGATAGTGGTATACGACTAAAGAGATTGATTTCACAATCTACGAATTGCGATACTCGATGGGAATTCCCAAGAGGACGTAAAGAGGATAATTCGTTCGAACAAGGACTTAATACAGCCTTAAGAGAATTTAAAGAAGAAACAAATACTGATTTAGAAAAAATAAAAATAGAAATACAACTTGGAACTTATATAGAAACTTATATAGATGCGGGTGCAACATTTCAAAATATATATTACTTTGCAACATCAATAGGTATATGGGAACCATCGGTAAAATTTAACCTTAATTCAAATATAGGAGAGATAGTAGATATTAGATGGCTATCATTGGTTAATTTGCAAAATATGCCTATTGAAAAAAAATATAAAAGAATATTAATGAATACATTTAAAAAGGTTATCAAAAAATGGAAGAATGATATTTAATCATTTCTTCATTTCAAATAATTCTACACAATCGTCCTGATTATTAACTTCTATATCAATGTTATCATATTCTTCTATTGTTGGCTTGTTTGAATAATTAGTCATGAGACTAATTACAAGATATAAAAATCCATCTCTATCTTTATGTTGGTTATACAAAGTATCAAATGTTATATTCATATCAAGAATTGATTTTTTTCCATCAAGACTTATATATAATTCTTTATAGTAGTCTCCGGCTTTATTATTATATTGAATATTTTTTTTTACAACATTCATAAATTGATAGAGTTTTAAATCATCAAATACTAAATATTTTACTTTTTTAATTTTAAAATTACCATCTGCTAATGTATATACGGGAATCTTTCCCGGATGTAAATCTTTAATTTTCTCTATTTCATAAAATCTCTTTTCAAAGGGGTACTTTATTTTATATTCGTTTTCGTTTTCATGTTCTATTACTATTGGTTTAATTTCTCTTTTACTTACTAAATCTTTAGGAGACGAATAAAAAATAATAGATGCAAATTTAAAAATAAAATCCATTCTATAATTAAATATTTATTTTAGTTATAATAGATTAATACTCGGCAATACTGATATCATCTGAATCTTGAATAAATTCTTGCATTGAATAAAAGTCATCATTTGAGAAATCATTATCATTTACAATACTTTGAATGACTTCTTCGGTTAGAGTATTTGATTGTAATTCTTTTTTGTAATTTTCTAATATTGTAATAAATTGTTCTACTGGTTTTTCAATTGTATTCTTCCAATTGGGGTCTCGTTCTTCTTTAATAATATTTGATCTCATTAATTTCCATGGCATAACTCCAATTAGATTTTTATTTTCAGAATTTAGCCTTTCTTCAGATTTGATAATATAATTAGAGAAATCATATACCCCTTGAGTGGTTTGAATATAGGATACGTCATGTTGAATATCACCTTCTGTAATATTTTTAAATAAGTATTCGATATCTTCATCGCTTTTACCATAATCTATATAACTACCTTTAATTATAGTATCTGTAGATTTGTAAAATAATATTAATCCTATAGCAATAGGTATATTTTTAAGTCCATATTTTAATTTCTTGAAATCTGAAGCATGAAATTTAGTGTCGTAATCTATAGTAAAATTTAAATCCTTTAGTTCGCACTTTCTATAACTATTATTTACAAATATAGCATAGTCAGATTCAGGTATAGTTAATAATCCTGTTTGTACTTGAGGAACGTAATGTTTTGGTATTGTTTTTGTAGGTAGTGAATTCAAAGGAGATTTAAATTCAAATAGTACATAACTATAAGTACCATCAGGATTTCTAATAACTGCTAAACCATCGGGACTATATCTTTGACCTTTGATAGAACCTTCGATACTTCCTATTTCTATTAAATCTGTTTCGAAATGCATGATTTTTTTAATCCATAATCCTGTAATATTTTCAAATAGAGTACCCCATCTTGTAGCGATGTTCCCTGTAAATTTCTCACCAACTCCTAATTTATCTAATAATAGACTATCCATTGTTTTGAATGGATTTATTCCTAATACACAGGCAATCTCACTTCCTCCAATTGAGCTTTCTCTGATTTTATGCCATTCGGAACTTCTTTGAACAGGTGCGTTTGATGCTTTTGTAATGATATTTTTCAATAATTCTTTTTTTGATTGTAAGTCGGACATAATTTAATATAATAATTATTCAAATTTATTACTATGTTCAAATTATTAATTTAATAGGATAATAAAAAATAAAAGGATTATAGCTATAAGTCGTATATTTTTAAAAGTATACCTTATTAAAAGTATACCTTACTCTTCTCCACTCTCTTCATTTTCGTCTTCATCGTTATATTCTTCCTCTTCTTTGATAGCTTTATCGTCTGATGTATTTTCATTTTCTGTTTTACTAGTATCTATCATATTTCTAAAATTTACAATAGAACCACTTTTTGGAATAACTACTCGATAATGAATAGATTCCCCTGTTATATCAGATAATGATTTAATCTCGATTACATCTCCTACTTCAGCTCCTATCCATATGCATTGAACATCATCAATATTAATTTTTGGTAAATTTGTCAAGTAGCAACAAAGATCACTATTTAATAATCGATCTATTTCATCTCTTGAAAGAATTCTATGTGAATAGCAGAGTGGACCATTTGGAATAATGAGATTGAAATTTTGATGAAGATAAAGTCGAACATTTAAATTGTTATATACATTAATAGCACGAAGGGAAAATGACTTAAGAGGAGCATTTGATATTAATATCACATCACTTAATTCTTTTATTTTTGATAATAAACGTTTGATATTTTGACTACTATTATTATAATAGTTAGTATTATCAAATAGAAAGATAATAACAGAACGAGACTGCTCCGTATTTTTACAATCTATTCTTACCATATGAAGTGTCTGCATATGTTTATGAAAGTCATTCTTTTCTAATATACTAGATACTAGTTTATATCCTCTCCATTCTTTCGCGAATGTGATAATATTTAAATATTGATCGTATTGATAGCTAGACATTTTATATTATACTATAATAATTCATTCTTTAAAATATGGAAAATTATAAACATATAATTTACAAAATATAAGAGCGTTATAATTTACAAAATATAAGAGCGTTATAATTTACAAAATATAATTTGTTGTTAAATACATATTAATATAAAATTACAATTTACAATGAAAATTTCATGTGGTGCAATTTTTTATACATTTGATAGTAATAATAATATAGGCATTATTCTAGGATTAGAAGGAGATCAATGGTTTCCTTTTAAAGGATGTAAGGAAACAGATGAAACAATTACACAAACTGCTATAAGAGAAATTAAAGAGGAAACATGTGGACTAGTTGATATTAAAGAAATTGATTTAGAACACAAGTTCTCTTCCAAAAGAAAAATATATTTCATAGGGATATGCGAGGTCAGTAATGACTTTGTAAATCAATTTGAAAAGAAGCGATTAGAAGAAACAAGGGCATCATTTATGGAAAAAAAAGCAGTTAAAGTATTCACATTAAGTGAAGCATTTATAGATAAATCAGTACATGGCATTACTAAATCTAGTTTATATTACTTTGAAAATAAACTTAAATTATTGGAATTAGAAAGAAGGGTTACTTTTAAACCATTACCTCTAATTCAAGAAAATTTATTATCATCTTTTCATTATAACTGTATGAGAAAACAATCTATTAATAATAAATTTTTAAAAAATAAAACTATTATACCAGTATAATTACTTATCGTTATTGAATTTGCTCATATATTTTTTAGGATCTTTAACCCAGGCATAATGATCTTGAAGATATTCAGTATCTTCTTGTAAAGCTCGCGCCCCAATTATCATCCAATCTTTGGCAATACTTTCAATAGCATCTTCTATCATATCAAGTGTTTCTTTGTAAAATTCAGCATGGGATTTTTTGCAATATAAATGTTCATTTAATACACCATTATGATACCAACTAGTAAAAAGTTTTGCAGCGCATTCCCCGCGTTCTTCAATAAAATTAACTTCAAGTGATTGAATTAATATTTGTTCTATCGCATGTTTAGCTTCACCTTCCATATAACTAGGAACATCTACTAAATGATAAGTTAAAGTATTAGTTTCAAAATCTAAAGAGGACATTGTATACTTAATAATATCTAAATATAAAATCAATTTTTATATTTAGATTATTCATCAAAAACTAATTCTTTCTCTAATAATTTATTTACTTCATTCAATTGCTTGGCAATATTAATAAAATAATTTTCATATTGAGAACCAATAGGAACTAATGTTTTTCTCATTAATAATATTTTATCTACATACCATTTAACCAATTGAAGATTTTGTTTAGATCTATTTTTATCGTTAATCTTTATTTTTTCATGATGCGAAGATGAATCATTTACATGTATTACTTCATTTTTTGATACTAATTTTTCTGGCGGGTTTTCTCTTTCAAAATTATCTACAAATTTTGGTTTATCTTGATGTTCAATTAATGATAGGGCTTTCTTTTCTATTTCTTTGAAATTCGGAAATTTAATTTTTGGGTTTAATTTGTATATAATATTAATAAATTCATTTACTGGAAATTTTAATAATTCTTGTAATCTCTTATGAGGAACTCTAGGACAAAACCCAGGATATGTAAACATTTTAATTTTTTTTAATAATTGTGATATATCTATACCTTTTATTTTAAATTGTACCTGTTGCTTAATATATTTAGGAGGGTGTAGCATTAATAATTTAATAGAGCTAGTCTCGAGATTATAATCAATATTAATTTTTTTCCATGATGAAAGTAAAGATGGATAATCATTCAATGTATCCTTTGTATCATTTTCTATAATATAATTATTACGTTCTTCTATAAACAATTCAAATACTGATTCGAAATAATTTTTTATAGTTGTAAATATACCATGGATAGCATATGACATAGGCTCTTGAATCATAAATTGATTTATTAAATGTGATATATGCGATTCTAAAGGCATTTTATATATTTTCTTTAATGCTGAAATAAATACTTCCATATCTTTTGTATGGCTATCATGAATGTCTAATAATCTCTGTACTTGTTTTAACATAATTTCATTATTAATGCTTGTATTGTATACATTTAAAAATGTATCCCAATCAATAATACTATCCCTTAACATTGTTTTGAATTTTTCACTTATAATAAATTTAGTATTATTGATAGTTATTATCTCATTCCTATCTTTATCATTAGGTTCTAACCCTCCATATGTTATTCTTACATCAGATGTCGTTTCAGTATCCTCCATTCTATATTAACTATATTAAAACTTATAATATTGATTATAATATATAATGTCAGAAATTATATTCGGAGGATCTCCATACATAGATCAGGGAAAAAAGGAATCAGATCCTGAAGTTATACACGTTGAAATAATTTCAATACCAAAGGATAAAATAGAAAATAAAGTAAATGAAATATTTCATGCCGAACCGACTGAATGTGCGCATGGAAATGATGGATTTGCAGGTGTATGTTCAAAACCGGAACTTGTTAAAAAAATGGCTGATTTTGTTAAAGAAAAAAAAAATAAAATACCAAAAAATCCAAAAGAAGCTGTTGAAGATATGAAATCACTTTTAGATTGCAATTCTGAAAACTGTATTTATAAAAAAAAAGAATTTGTAGAATTTGCGAAATTATATAATATTAATAAATTAGTCGATGAATTATTTAAACCAGAAGGACCAGCTACAAATTTTGGTCTATTATCTAATATAAATATTGATGAAGTATTGGATCAATTTGTTAAAAAATTTGAACATAGAAAATTTCTACATATACCTTTTCAAATGATTGATTTTGAAAAATATAAAACCCTATTGGCTACTATTGATATTCCTGAAAAAATGAAAACTCATGATACCTTTGGTGTAGTATTAAATACTGACGTCACAACAGGAGGCGGTATTCATTGGTTTTGTTTATTCGGTGAAAAATATAAAAATAAAGATGGGCGCATAGTAATGTCATTAGAATATTTTAATTCATCGGGCAAACCTCCAATGCCAACTGTTCAAGTATGGCTACATACAAAACAACACGAAATTAGAAATAGATTAAAATTAAATGTTAAAATGCATTATACTAATAATATTTTCTTTCAAAATGATGAACATTCATGTGGGGTATATGCACTTGCTTACATATGGTTAAGATTAGAAGGTATACCCCCTACTTGGTTTACTAGTGAGAATTTTAATGATACTAAGATGCATGCTTTACGAAAAAAATTATTTATTCCTCCTGAAAAAATTAATGATTGATTATGATAGAATACCAATCGGCTCTTACTTTTTTATTTCCACATATTACTCTTGCTAATAATTCTGCTATAATTTCATTAGGATGACCTTGCTGTGACAAAGATGAATTAAAATCTATTTCTATAATTTTATCAGAATATACTCCTATACTTTTAAAATTCATTTCTCTATCGCCATTATATATATTCATAATGTAAAGAAGGTTATTGAAAAATTTATAAGTGTATATTATATTATCTGTATCTGGATTTGCAGCAGGTACAAATTTAATAACTGCAGTACTAGGAATAAACCCTATTTTTTTAACTAATTGCAAATACTCGTTTCTATAATTTCTTTGATATATATGAACCAATTCATGAGCTAATGTTTCTAATTGCTGTCTATAATTATATTGAAAGAATGATTCTCTTAATATAATTATATCTTCTAGAGTATGAGGAAATCCTCCCTCTATTTTTTTATTATCATTTAATAAAGCAATTTTTAACATGATACGATTAAGTATGTGATATTTTTTATTTAGATTTTTTGATATTAGTTTTTCTAATTGTTCTTTAAGAATATAAATTCTATCTTTTTGAAATGGTGTTATTTCAACAAATGAATTTGCATATATATCTCTATAATAATTTATTTTATCGCTTAAATCTATAAATCCACCATCCTCTCTATATTGAAAATCTTTATGATTTAATTTAGAAAAATAACTATTTGACATGACCATTTTTCTAAATTGACACTTTGGAATAAATATAATTGTATTTTTTACAAAATAGAAAATCAATATAATAATTATTATTAAAATATAAATCAACATTATATTATATAAACTCAATTAAACATATTATTCGTAATAATTATAAGATGAATCAAAAAGTAATTAAAAATTTTAAAGCAAGCGATCATCCTACATTGGGTAATTTTCTTGAAAAAAATAAAGGTAAAAATATCAATAATGAAATTTTATATGATGTAAATGACCCAAATATTCCAAAAGAAATAGTTAAAAATGATACTAGAGATAATAATCTCATAACGTTTAAATCTGGAAATAAAGAATATTTTGTTATCAAGAATTTAACTGATGAAGATGTTGAAAATGAATTAAAGGAATTGGAAAGTTGTGATCAGAAGGCATTGGATGTAGTTTATCAAGATTATTCATCTGCATTAAGCAAATTAATCTCATCAGTAAAAAAACTTTCTTTCGATGATGAAGCAATTATCGAAATTGATCGATTAAGACGTCTAGCTAATTTTATTCCTAAAGAAGAAAAGTTTATTAGAAGTAAAAATAAAATATGGGGGGCACGTGAAAGAATATTAAATAAAGACGCAGAATTCTTTCTTACAAAAGATTATTCTTTAATTATTAAAAAAGATCATAATCAAGTTATGATAGAAACATTAGTTAATTGTATTAAAGATATCTATGAAGAAACCACTCAAGAAGAAAGGGATTTCTTTTGGGCTCAAGCTGCAGTATTATTAAATTGTGTTATTAGATTTAAACAAATTCTGATTGATAATAAGAATAATATTAAAATGTAAACATTTATAACAATGTCTCCAGCTCATTTATAACAATGTCTCCAGCTCATTTATAACAATGTCTCCAGCTCATTTATAACAATGTCTCCAGCTCATTTATAACAATGTCTCCAGCTCATTGTTTTCCCACCATATCCTATTCTCTTGTTCATCAAGCTCCTCTTTAAAATATGGTAGCATAGAATATTTATTATATTGAGCTCGTATATCTTTCGCTAATTGAGGTTGTAATCCTGAATATTTCATTCTATTAAATAATTTAGTATCTCCCATAGTACCCATGTAGGGATGTATTTTTTGTATAGAATCGCCATTATCTATAAATGCTAATTCTATTTCTTTTTTGTTTTTATCTTGAGGATTTTCTATTACTTGTCCTTTTTTTTGTATAACTTGAGGTTCTTCATGTTTAACTTCTCCTGGTTCATCCTGTATATGACTTTGTTGATCTAATATTTTATCAATTAGTTTTAATTGATTATTTTTTCTACAGTCATCAATATCTTCATATCTTTTCATCAACATATAATCATATGATATCCATAACCCTATACATATCATTACAAAACTAGGTATAATAAAATGCGTTTCATCTGGAAACAGTTTAAGTATTAAACTTCCAAAAATTATACAAACAAAAGCTAAAAAACAAATACTTAATACATCTTCTCCTATCATTCTTATATATTATTTTAAATAAAAAAAATAGGTTTATAATTGAAAATTATTATTACTTATTTAATAATTCTGGCATTTCCGTATACTCTTTCTCTAAATCATCTCCAGCATCAATAACTACATTTGCAAGTTCTTTAGTAGTATCGACAATTGAATCTACAAATTGCTCATCTTTAAATGCTTCCGCAGCATTATCCATTGCTTTGTTTTTATCTTCATTTGCTTCGTTTAATTCTTCGTTTTTCTCTTCATTTAATTCGTTTAATTCTTCATCCGTTGGCTTCATAATATTAGGATCCTTCTTTTCAATGAGTTCAAAATTCTTATTAAGAATAGAGAATAATTTCTTAACCTTTGGATCCTTACCTCTTCCATTGCTATTACTTAATTTTTGCATATGCATAATGATAATTCTAAATTCTCTCAAGATTCTTGGATCGCCTGTTCCATTTTTGCTCACATCTACAATAAAACTTTCCATAATGACATTTGGATTATCGCATGAAACGGATTCTCTATAATAATCGCCAAAATTACTCTTTAGAAGATCTACACTCTCTTCAATTCTTCTAAAAGCATTCTTACATCTATGTAGTCCCGGTTGTGTCTTTAATTGACTTATATTATTCATTAAAATTTCTGTAAATTTATCAATGTCTACATCTGGAGATGTAATTATTTTATAAATTTTTACAGTTTCTTCTAATAGTTTATGAAGAATTGATAATATATATGTTTTAATGATTTTTTTCATATTAGAGTGTACCCAGAGTTTTTTAAAATCTAATGTTGTAAAGGAAAATAATTGAAAATCTGTACCTGGTTCTGCATTTATAAAAGTGTCTGTAAGATGTTCCACATCGCTTAAATTCTTGTTATACTTCTTAAGAGTACCGCAAAGGATAACTAATGATTTAACCTGATTACTATCTTTTAATGTTTTATACAAGATGTTCATATCATGTTGACTAATATTCTTATATAGATCTTCCGTTTCCTCATTTTTAGAATCATCAAATATGACATTTGCTTTAATACCATCCGCATATTTGACAATCTGTCCAAATTCTTCGAGATATTCAGGAAAATCATTGAGAAGTGGAGGGCTATTTCCAAACTGAATAAGAATTCTATATATTTTCTTCATACAGTTACGTAATTCTACAAGTTTAGGCATAATAATTTCTTTTTCACAATCCTTTGCACCGGTCATCTCTTCAAACATAACGCCGATGTCTGCATCGACTTTATCTATTCCTACCTTATTAGATTTTGATTTAACAGTTTTAACTTTTACTTTTTTTGACATTATATACAATTGCTAAATTTCTTTTTATAATAAATATATATAAAAATGAATGATATAACATTTATTTTAATAATATTATTAATAATATTATTATTATTTAAAAATAAGAGAGAATCACTAGCAAACAAACCAAAACCCGATATGATACCAAAAATGACTCAACAAATTATCGAAAATGAGGGTATGTTTGTAGGTAATCTTAATAAAGTTAAAGAAAAATTACCATGGATGGATGCTGTATTATATGAAGATGTGCGAAATCTTTCATTTAAAAAAAATATAAACACGGATACTGTGTCTAACTTGTTTAAAAATTAAAGTATACTACTCTGTCTTTTAAAGTTTTTGTTTGTGTCAACATAAAATTACCTTCATAAGGTACTATGCTATAATTATCAAAGTTATATATACTTGGATTATTTCTATCTATTTCAATACCTTGATTCATTTTTGTCATTACCATGAGCATTGTAGGATTATCATGGTAATATTCCTTTATTCTATCTTCGCATGATATAGGTGAAAAACTTTTATATACTACAAATTTATATACAGAATTAACAATACTAATATATCTATCAAATGCGTATGGAGATATTACAATACTAACAGGTTCTACCAATTCATATAATTTATAGAATATTACAACATAACATAAATCATATATTGGGACCCCTGTGATAAAGCAGTGTATTAGTTTATTATCTCTAGGAATGGTATAATATTCTTTTCTATTATCTACTATATCATATATGAATGTTTCAAAATTATGATATCCACGACGTTTTAAAGCAATAATATTTTCCCATTTTGTCCACGGAATATCAGAAGGAACTATATATTTTAATGAATGTGAAATTCTCATATCGAGTTTAAAATTTTTAACTATTCCATAATAAGGATCATAAGATAAAAATTTATCCAATACTGTATTATTATTATACACTATACAATCTCCTCTATCTATAGATTTTAATAGAATTTGATCATGTCTTATTGTAAAATAATTATTATGATAAACGATACAATTCATTCCATGAAAATGATATTTCTTATCATCTTCATGGATTTTAATTTTTTGTTCATTCATTAATTCCCAGTTAAAGATTCGTGGTTGATGTTTTTGATTAATATAATCATGCTCATTTGGATCTAATTCATATTCAAAATATTCGTATATATATTTGGAATCATTAGAAATATATTGCTGCATAATAATAGGACCGAATTTTTGTTTAGCATTATTAACCATAATTTGAAATACATTATTGAAAGTAGTATAGAGTGTTTTTGTTATTTTAATATCACATAAATAAAATACTATTCCGCTATTTGTTTTTATATTATATATAATATTATCAACCGTATATGAATTATATTCTTTTTGTAATTTATCAACAAGTAATCCGTTTTTGTAATAAAGGGTATTTGTCATATAATTGATCATCTCTCCTACTATCACATACATATCAAATTCTAAATCTTGACTAGCTGTTAAAAACCTCATTCTATCTTCTTATTTCGATATATAAGAATTCAAATTTAATAATATAGAATGGAAAACAGAGTCTGGTATGATTTTAAAAATGGATTTATAGGAAATGATGTAAATAAAAACACAAATAAAATAATACCAACTTTAGATAGTACAAAAACAGATTCTATTATTAATAAAGAAGAAACAGAAGATGCAGAACTAGACAAGAGTATATTTAATAATATAACTTTATTTATAATAGCTGTTTCTTTTATATGTTTTATTATTCTCATTTATCTTTTTATTAAAAATATAAAAATAAATGGTGAAGATTATAATCAAAGAAAAACGCGTTATTATTTTACACATCTTAATGGTGAATCAAATGATGAAATCGCTTTAAATACTATCAAGTATGGAGAATCTATAAAAGAGCCAACTGCTATTGATCATTATAGACTAGGTACTACATATTTAGTTAATGCAAAATGTCATATACCGGCTGCATTTCATTTTAATAAAGCATTAGAACAAATAACAAAAGGAGAAACTAGTAATAGGGACTCGAAATTTATTTTAGAAAGAATAGACGATTATAAATCGCATTTTGTAGATCACTCTGATATTCCAGAATTACCAGTTCAAGATGCTATGTTGGCTTATTATAAGAATATAAAGGATAAAACAGAAGAATTAAAAAAAAAGAATACCATTACTACAAATGATAAGAATGAAATATTAGAAAAGGTTTCTATTCCCAAGTTAATATTAAATAAGCAAAAATGGCATTCAGATAGTCAAAATGTTCACGATACCGCAGTATTTACAGAGATTAATGATCAGTATAAAATTATTGTCAATGCAAATAAAAAAATTAAAGACTGTATTAAATATACATATCAGGATGCAATTAAATATATAAGAAATAAATATAAAAATACAAATCACTCAGTATCCATCGATAAAGTAATTAATATTTTGAATAATAACTATGATATTAGCTTTATGTCGGGAGTTAAAGAACAAGATATCATAACTGCAATTTGGCAGAGATCATATGATGAGATAAATGCTGATAATGCAGAAGAAATTAGAGACTCGTTATGTTCATCCATACTAGACTGTATAGAAGGTGATAATGTGGTATGTATGGCTGGACGTGTTCCTAAGCTATGGCAAGCATTGGCCACTTTAGATAATGAAAAAGGAATTGGGACAATTAAATCAAAACAAGTTCTTAGAAATGAAATATATCAAAGATGTGCTAAAATTGTTAATGATAAATTAGGACCTAATGGTTCAGCTCCTGATGAAGTCAAAAAAGCTTATAATAATGGAAGAGATATTATAGGAGTTAGAGAATGTATAGAATCTATATATAAAGAGATGGATGATATTAAAACAGATTATGTAGATTTAATATCAGATGATATAATACAGTTATATATAAATGAATGTAAAAATGTTTTATAATATAGACAATGGTGCGTAATACTTTTGATATCGATATTAAAAAAAGTAAACCTATCGTAGATAATAACACGTCTATATCTTCCAATGCTATTATTAAAAATAATTATATAGTTATTGAAGATAATGTGCCTTCATATATTTTTAATCCTAAATTTGAAGATATGAATACAATTAAAGAATTAAAGAATAACAATGAAGAGCTTAAAAGAAAAATTAAAGATATAGAAATTAAATCAAAAAGTTTAAAACAAGAAAATATAGAATTAATAAAAGAGATAGATGATAAATTAAAAGAATTATCAGTTAAACAATCGCAATTAGATAAAAATGAGAGATTAATTAAAGAAAAAATTACACAATATTTACTATCGATTCAATCACCTAAGGATAAAGATAATACAATGTCCATATTTTTATTATGTTATAAGGAATTTAGAGGATTGATAAAAAGAAGAGGTGAAATGATTAAATTATTACATAATAGAATAGAAGAATTGCAATCGGAAATTTCAAGAATTAATGAATTGGGAAATCATAATACTCTTAAAGAAACTATAGAAACTAAATCTAGAGAATTAGAATCATTGCATAGAATATCTGAAGAACTTAGACAGAAAGTTGAACAATCTGAAAAAGTTAAAAAAGAAAAGGTTAATGAAGCTGAAGAGATTTATTCTAATATTATAAATTTTTTAATAACAGAAGGAAGAAAGGAAATATCAAATAAGCAAATAATGCTTTCTAGTTTAAAAAAGGATGCCAATGATTATTTGCAATTGTTTAATACATCGGCCGAATCAATAGTTAATGGACAAGATATAAATGAGAATAAATATAAAAAAATTACAGAACTATTTGTTAAAGTTATAAATGACATTCATACTAGAATAAATGAAGCGAATATTAATTCTAAAATAATTAAAAAAGCTGATACTTTGAAACAAAGCAATGAATTTTTATCTAATCTACTCGGTGAATTAATGAAAAGAAAAACTCCATTAGATATTGGAGATAGAGACAAAATTACAAAGACTACAAGAGGTATTATAGATAAACTGGATGAATATGTTAAATTTTTTACAAAAAAAGATAGAAATATTCCAGAAAAAATATATCACGATATATATTTATTATTACAAAATAAACATATATTTAAAATAGATGAGGATACCAAAAATCATGAAGATTTAATACAAGAACTTAAACAAATTAAAATACATTTAAATAAAATATTTGCGTTATCAGATATTCCTGTAGATGATGGATATTATGATTTTGTAAAACTTGAACATATGATACGTATATGTATGGAAAGTATTAAAAAAAATACTACTCAGATAATTAGTGAAGATAGTTTAAAATTGCAACAAAGATTAGAAATGATTCAAAAAGAATTAGACGAATCAAAAGCCTTATTAAGTGATTATGAAAGAAAATATAATGAATCATTAAAAAGTATAGAGCAATTACAAAGAGATATACAAGATGCAATTGCATCAAAATTACAGAAACAAGCAGAATTTGATAATTATAAACTTACATTAGAACATGAATTTAAATTATTACTTTCTTATATAAATAAAATAAAAAATAACGAAGGCCTAGAAATTAAAAAAGCAATTAGTGATTTTGCGAGCAAACATAATATTGAACATGATTTAGATATTAAGGTTAATGAAGACTCAACTTTAGATATTGATGATGATTATAGAGACTCAACTTTTAATATTAATGATAATGAAAACTCAATTTTAGCAAAAAATTCTGATGAGATGGTGGAAGAATTAGGATCTATGAGTCAATTGTTAAAAAATAAACAAGGTAGGATATCAAAAAATACAAATAAATTAAGTGATATTAGCGAAATGGGATTGAGTGTTATTAGCGAAAATGAATTAAGTCAAACGGACGATAATATGTCTACATTTAGTATTAATGCCAATATTCCTGAAAATATGGAAGATACTTTAGGAAAAAAATTATTAGACATTGGAGATCCTAGAATAAAGAGACTAATAATGAAAATATTTAGTCATTATACAATTAAAAAGAATATTGTTAGAGATGTACGTGAACTACAAAATTTTATCGATACTTACTATACAAATAAAAAAATATTTTTTATGGAAGACATTTGTGATAAAGTAACAATTACAGTCGATGAAATTAATAAAGATGAAATTGATGATGATAAATTAGAATTTTTTAATACGCCAGAATCTAAAAAATATATATTAGAGTCGGCTGATAACATTAAAAATGAATTAAAAACTGTTTTTTCAGAAGCTGAAAAAAACAATCCATTAACTACTGCTATATATAAAGATGAAGATTATTCTAATATAATAGCATTTTTAAAAAAATCTATTAAAAATGAAATTATAGATTATTTTAATGATAATGAACATAATAGCGCGTTAAATACACGAGTATTAACTAAAGATTTATTAAAAAATATCCTTAAACATATTTTTAACATTGTTATGGTTAATTATATTTCACGAAAGCGCCTCGATGGAATTTTTAAAGTATATGATAATAATGAAATTGTTTTTACTAATGATGCATTTAAATATGTACTAGATAATATGGATGGTATATTAAATAGAACGAAACAGGGAGGTGGATTTCATGAAGTATTCATACTTATATTTTTAAATAAATATATATGTTTTCTTGTAATAATATTACTTATATTATTATATTTTTGCTTAAAATGTAAATTTAAACATACCCCTTATATACGATGTAGAAATTAAAATATGAAATTGAATATATGGTTATTAATAAGATATCAATGGAAGATTTAATTCTATCAGAAGAATATAATACAGAAACTAAAAAAATATATAAGAAAACCATTGACTATTGTCCTATTCGTCCAAATGCTCCTAGTATTATTATTACTAAAACAGGGGCATTTATAAAGTTTAGTTATTTTTCTTCATATGGTAATAATCAACAATTATTTAAATTGATACTGGGTAAGGTAGAAAGACATTTTACTGTAAAACATATTGCTACTCATGGTCCGATTAAACAAATTAAAAGAATTCTAATAGATAGAGTCAATAATAGAGCCATAGTTCCAAGATTTGGTATATTTGAACTATTGAATAAATCATTTCAATTAGAAAATTATACAACATGTAGTCAGATTAAATCAGGATTAGACCCTGAAAGAAAAATGTCATGGGTAGGAGAACTTACACATAATCAAAATATTATAGTAAATCATATTATGAAAAATATATACACTCCAGAGAGGGTATCATTGGGAAGTGCAGGTCTAATTTTAAACTTAGAGGCTGGACAGGGCAAATCATACCTCGCAGCATATTTGGTTTCTATTATAAATAAAAAAACATTATTAATACTTCATACCACAGCTCTTATTGAGCAATGGGTTAAAGTATTTAATAAGTGTATTCCTAATGCATCTATTGGCTATTATTACGCTAAGAAGAAAATATTCGGCGATATCATGATTATGATTGTTGATAGTGCAAGGAAGGATAGGTTTACTTTCGAATTAAAGGATTGTATATTTAATAAAGATGAATCAGTGAATGCAGAAATCACCGATGATAATATATCATGGTCTGCGATAGACTTTTATAATATGTTTGGAATGACTATTTATGATGAATGCCATGAATATGCAAATAAATCAGACAGTAAAGTATTTAAATTTGCACAAACTCCATATATGATAGGTCTATCTGCTACGCCAGATGAGAATGCGAATAAGTTCGATTGTATGTATTGGTGGGAAATTGGTCCCATATTAACAGCTGATAAACTACCAGGATATCAAAGTACAAAAGAAGATTTCAAAGCTGATGTATATAGAATTATGTATTATGGCGATACTGATTACACCAAAGTGATTATCAATGAGATAACTCAATTGGTTAGTGTATCAAGCACTATTAGTATGTTATGTGAAGATGAGACCCGCGATGAATTGATATTAAGCTGTATTGGTAGATGTCTAGAACAAAAGAATTTATATATTTATGTCTTTGCCGATCGCAGAGATTATTTAGAGAAATTAAGAGTTAAAACTGATATTAAATTTAGAAATAAAAAATCTGATGCTGGTATTAGCGAGGTTATGTTTGATGATGATGACTTTATGCGATTGGTAGGAGGTACATCTGCCGAAGACATAGAAAAAGCAGAAATAAAATCTCGTATTATATTCACTACATATGCATTTGGAGGAACTGGTAGATCTATTATCAAAATGAATGCTTTGATATTTGCTACTCCTCGTAAATCAAAAATGAAGCAATATGTAAAACGTATTTTTAGACTTGGTTCCGATGCAAGCATAACTCGTCAGATTTATGATGTAGTAGATATGAAAATAACTGTTAAGAATCAGTGGTCATATCGTAAAGCCTATTATGACTCTATGGGATTTAATATCAAAGCAGAAAAACATTATTTTAAAGATTATGCAGTAGGTAATTATGACCCTATTAATAGAAAAAATAAAACTGCTGAAACTGAATTAGAGGAAATCAAAAGAGGAAATGAATCAGAAGAAATTAAAAACCCTATTGATATGCCGTGTGAAAAAAAATACGCTAAATTAAAATTAAATTCTATCAAGTAGAATTAAACATCCGATTTTAAAGAGAATGATAATTCGCCATCTCTTTAACAATAGAAATAAACTCTTTTACTTGAGCTGGAGTTCCCCTATTAATCTCACATATTAGTGGTATTTTTTTTTTATAGGCAAATTCAACTACTGCACGGACTCCACTATCTAAAGGATGAATACCATGCCATATTTTATCTTCTGGAGTAAATGGTATTGCATGCTTATCTTTACCAGATCCACGCTCTGAAAAGCAACCATTGAGATGAAACATAATTATCTTTTTATTAAAAGCCATATTTTTCAACCATTTAGACATTTCATCATAAGTTTGGATTTTTTGACCTGCTGCATGAATATGAGCAGTATCTACCACGATACCATAATAATTTTCATCTATGCCTAATAATGTAATTAAATTATCTAATTTCTCAGGAGATTCATATGTTTTATTAGAATCTGATTTACTAGCCACCATTTCTAATCCTATTACTATACCTTCTTTTTTTGCAATTGGCTTTAATATATGGTCCATAGTGTATTGAATTTCATCTGCATATCGTTTAGCTATATGTATCACTAAACAATCGGCATTTACAGCTTTAGAAGCTTTAACCTGATCTATAAATTCCTTAATCTTTTTTTTACTAGAAGAAGAATTTTTATTATCGGCATTTATCTTCCAAAGACCAACTGTAGAATAGCAACTATGAACGGATACTTCTACATCTTTTATATCGTGTATTGCATTTATGTCTAATTTATTTTCAATAGCTATTCTAGGTCCATGTGTAAAGATCTGAGCGCAATTTAAATGTAATCCATGAGCATCTCGCTTAATAGCTTCTGATATTTCTAATTTAGATTTAGAATCTAGTACTAATGATTTTTGAGACACGTGAACTCCTAATTTTAGCATTGTATATATTATATTGATGTATTTTCATAATTTAAATTAGATAAAAAATATTGCATTAACTGAATGCATAACTAAGCATTCCACTGAGTAAAACAATTCAAACATGTAATCTTTAAATTTACTCCTTCATCCATAGATCTATTATATAAGTTCTCCATAGAGCATTTATTCTGTTTACATCTATGACAATGGTATAGAGCGCTTGTCTTGACATTTTTAACAATAGTTTTGCTAGCCTCTATTCTTTGCATTGTAATTTGATATTTTTGTGGAAACATTTCAATTGAAGTCATAGATGGTATTTTACTAGGATCGATATTACCTTCAATTAAGCTAATTGCAAAAGATTCATTATCTACAATTCCTCCTTTCTCTATATTTGAACTTATTTTATAACATATACTATGATACATATCGGAGAACATTTCATTATCCCAACTTGCCATAATGTTATTTTCATAAGCTTTATCAATAATATAAAGATAACACGATAGCTCCATTTCTTTTAATAATGAGGTTTTCTTTTCTTGTGTTAATGCTTTATATATTTCATGTTCTGATAATAAAGAATCAAAGAGAATTACCTTCGATCTTCTAATTACATTATAAGGATATTCAAAGAATAAAAGATCTAATGAATTAAAATGAATAACTTTTGCCATTTTATTAATATATGTTAATTCATACTTTAAATTGTTAATTTTTTAATATTATATGGATATTAAATACAACGCTCGCTGGATTCATTTAGAAACATTATTAATTTTTCAAACGGAAAAATTCGTTTATTTACCTGAAGTTGTTATCGTAGATTTATCATCTATTTTCTCAACTCCTCAAATCGATTATATTAATGAACCATATGTCAAATTACTCATGAATACGTCTGCTAATAAAAGTATTATTCTAATGACAAATGTAATTACTACAAATGTATTAGCTTTAGAAATAGTAAAGAAAAAAATTCATCTATTAATTAGTAGAACGCAATTACACTTTTTAGCAATGTTTGCATTAGTAAATAATATATTTTCCAAACCACATACTGGCATGTGGAAAATGCTAAAAACATATTATAAGAAGAAAGGAAATATGTCTGTTTCAAATGCTATAGTTATAGGAGATCGTCCTAAAATAACTATTAAAAAAAATAAACAAACTGATATTGATATGGCATTTGCAAACAATATAGGAAGTAAATTTATTACCATAGATGAATATATAGAAAAAAATACAAATATAATACAAAGGGCTAAAAATTATAATTTAGAATGGACATCATCTATTATAGAACCAGATATTAGAAGACGATATAAAGAAGAATTAGCTAAATTGCCCAAAGATGATATTATTGAAAAAATATTCTCAAATAAAAAAGATAATTACATTATCTTCATAAGTGGTTGCCCAAGGTGTGGAAAGACGACATTTGCCAATGAATTAGTAGAGACTTGGAATACGCATGAAAAATCAAAAAATAGTTCTATTTTATTATACAATAAAATAACTAAAGACTTGGCAAAAAAATTATCATTACGTTTTAATATAATACTTGATGCCGGTATCAACACAGAATTTGCAAGAAATAAAATTATAGAGTCTATTAATATAAAATCTACAGGTATTGTAGTAATTGAGGTATATGTAGGTATTGAAATGGCAAAAGTATTTAATCATGCATCATTAGAAATGAATTCAGATATTAAAAGATTATTGGTTCCCGATAATAAATTTGTTAAATATAAATATTCATGGAGTGAACCATCCGATGACTATATTAATTACTTTAAATATTATCCTGATATATTAGAAGATGAAAGAGTAATGGAATTTAGATATTAACTCTTCGTTTTAAATTCATAACATAAAAAATAATAATTATACCTTTAAATTAAGTTCGCAATTGTTGTTCATCATTAAGATACATTACTATATTTTCTACTAAATTTTCTAATTTATTTAGACGATCTATTATTGTATCTGCTGGAACAGAACTTTTTGATATTTTTCTTACATGATTTGCGAGATTAGCTCTGTATTCTTTCGCAAACTCTTCTAATTTTTTGTCGAAGTTAGGAAGAGTATCTATATATTCTTTTAACTCTGAACTAATAACTAGTTTTATATTATTTTGTAATTCTGTTTTTATTTTTTTAACTTCTTCTATTTCTTTATTAATATTTGAATTGCTATTATTAATAAGTTGTATAAGCATAGTTCGCATATCTAATATTTGTTGTTGAAAATTATTTTTTGAAGGATATAATTGCATATTGATAGATGCGGTATCTATTTCTGTTTTGCAATAATGAACAATAGACTTGTTTTCTTCTTGTAATTCATTCATACTTGTATTGAGTTGATCTATTCTATTAGATAAACATAATATTTGTTGATTAATATTTGCATTATCCTGTGTTAATACATGTATGATTTTCGATAAAGATGTATAAATATTATCAATAACATTTAATTGAATTTCATTGTCATTTAATTTTAACATTATTTATATATATTAAAATGATTTTATTAATTATTTCTACAATTATTACTGTTATTTTAGTACTTTATATATTCATCTTATATATTCAATGGAGTAAATGTTATCAATCTAAAGTAGATACTGATTTTGGTGGTACTGTATATAGAGGAGCTATTGGTTCTTATTTAATGCTACCTCGATGCGTTCAGTATAGCTTAGGATATTTTAGTCGATTATTAGAATATTATCAAATATTATATTTGCAGTTTAATATTACACCTTCTTTAGAATTTTTAAATTATAAATGTGAACAATAAAAATCATAGATAGTACTAAGCTATACCTCTAGGTAGATAGGGCGGCCTTTTTAACTCTATCACAAGAAGTAATAATTTTTCTCTTGTTTTATTACACACAGCATGTTCTCTACTTGTATCATATAATAATCCCTTACCTTCTACTAAAAATTTAGTCTCTCCATCTACCCAAATAGTACCTTTACGTGCGCGGCCTATAGTAATAGGCATACAATATTCTACTAATTGATTAACTCTTTCTGGGTCTCCTTTAATAGAAAATGAATCTACTCTTGGTAATATTTCTCTTAATTTAACAGATACAATATTATCAATTGATTCTAATATTTTAAATGTTTGTGGTAATGTCATATTATTCATAGGATGATCTTTACAACAATCAATCCAATGCTTCTTAATTACCTTACTACTTATTTTCTTTTCTTCCTCTTCAAATGTCACTGCAGAACATTCTTTTTTAATTATATTATAATATTCTGCTTTATCTAATAATAAAAGCTGTGGTAATGAATCCTTAATACAAAAGAAAGTCTCAGGCTTAGGAAGAAAAATTACAAGAACAAATGTCAATACTACCAATAAAATAACTATAGAAGCCGCTATAATATATTCTTTCATTATTTTAATTAATTATTAATTATTTAAATGTGAAAATATATATAGTATAATAACATGTCTCAAATTATGATGAACCAAGAAAGCTCTAAGAAGTTTAATAACATTATTGAAGAAACAATTAACTCAAATTTAGCAATCGAAAATTTAAATATCAATACTAAACCCGGACTAACAACTAATTATATTAAACCAGAACCGCTACTAAACGGTAGCAAACGATATACTATTCTTCCTATTGAACATTATGATATTTGGGAACTATACAAAAAACACGAGGGAGCCCACTGGGTAGCCCGAGAGGTTGATTTATCAAAGGATAAATATGATTGGCAAAAACTCAATGATGATGAACAGAAATTTATTAAAATGATATTAGCATTCTTCGCTTCAAGTGATTTAATAGTTTCCGAGAACTTGGCAAATAGATTCTCACAAGAAATTAAATATTTAGAAGCTCAGGTATTTTATCAGTTTCAAATTGCTATGGAAAACGTTCATTCGGAAGTATATAGCAATTTGATAAATACATATATCACAAATGAAAATGAAAAGAATAATTTATTTAAAGCAATTGAAAGCATTGATTGCGTTAAAAGTAAGGCATTATGGGCTATGCGTTGGATTACTTCAAATGAGAGCTTTGCCGAACGCTTGGTAGCTTTTGCCATTGTAGAAGGATTATTCTTCAGCGGTGCATTCTGTAGCATCTTTTGGTTAGCTGAAAGCGGAAAGATGCCTGGGCTATGTCAAGCAAATGACTTTATCGCAAGAGACGAAGGGCTCCATACTGATTTTGCAGTATTGCTTTATACAAAGTATATTGTAAATAAGTTATCACAAGAAAGAATTGAAGCCATTATGAATGAAGCACTAGAAATAGAAATTAATTTCATTACAGAATCTCTTCCATGTTCTCTCATTGGTATCAATGCAAATTTAATGACTGAATATATTAAATTTGTTGCTGATAGGCTATTGGTTCAATTGGGTCATAAGCCACTAAATAAAAACATTGTAAATCCATTTTCCTTCATGAATAGAATTGCATTAAGCAATAAAAGCAATTTCTTCGAACGCGAACCTACAGAATATCAAAAAAATTCAAAGCATCAGGATGATGATGGAGTATTTGATGATTTGTAATTTATGAACTATTAATTATAAAAAATAATTAATAAACTATATTTTTTTTTAATATTATGATGAGCATGATTCGCATATAGTTTCTTTTTCAGCCATATTGCTTAATTTCTCAGAAGCCATACGTTTAATCATTTCTTCTTGTAGAAGAGGATCAATTGTAAATTTCTGTGCTCCGCTTGATGGTCTAGTATGAACATAATATTTACACGTTTTTAATTTACCATTCCAAGCTTTAAATGCTAGTTTTGTAAATTGACCGTAATTCAAGTCTTCGATAAACCAATTTAGCGATTGTGCCTGATCTACAAAGGGTTGTCTGTCGATTGCCTGTTGAATTAGTTCATCGGGACCAATTTCCCATGCTGTTTTATATAGGTTTTTAATTTGTTGAGGAATCTCTTCAATTAGTTGAACACTGCCATCTAAAGCAATAATCATATCTTTAATTTTATCACTCCAGATACCCATTTTGAATAAATCATGAGTTAGCCAACGATTAATAATAACAAATTCTCCTGCTAGAGTTTTACGTTTATATACATTACTCGTATAAGGTTCTGTGCATTCGTTATTTGATAATAGTTGCGAAGTCGAAGCCGTTGGCATCAATGCTACAACTTGACTATTTCTAATACCGAAAGTTTTAATATGTTCTCTTAGGGTTTCCCAATCATAATTTTGACCATAGATATTAGAATTTAGATCTTTGATTGTTAGCCCGTATAATTCCCAATGGAATATGCCTTCTGATATCGGTGCTTTATTTGCGTGAATACCTCCTACCCATTTATAAGAAGGATATGCACCTATGTCTTTAGGTATGTCATCAGCTTCAGTAAATGTTTTAATAGAGTGGAAATTATCCAAGCTATAAGTAGGAATAGTATATGTTCCTCCTGTCTTGAGATGAGTTTTAATATGTTTATACATTTCTTTTGCTAAATGTGTAGATTGAGTCATAGAAGCATAATAAATAGTTTCTGATATTTTTTTATTAAGCTGTCGAGCTTCAAAGCTATCAAAAGGGATACGCATTTTTGCATATACATCGGCTAGTCCTTGAACTCCAATGCCTATGGGTCTATGTCTTAAATTCGATCTCTTTGTTTCTATTGTAGGATAGAATGTTTTATCAATGATATTATTTAAATTAATCACTGCTAATTTAACAGTGGCTATCAATTGATTGAAATCAAATACAGGATCCAACGGGTAATCATCGAGAAATTGTTTATCTTCTGTTGTTTCTTTTGTTGTGTCTGTTTGTTTGCCTTCAATTGTTGTGTATTTTTGTCCGCCTTCAATTGTTGTGTATTTTTGTCCGCTTTCAAGTGTTGACCTATCTTTTACACAAATAGTCAAATTAATAGAAGACAAATTACACACTGCATACTCACCTTTATCATCGGTGCTTCCGTTTGAATATAGAATGATTTCCGTGCATAAGTTAGATGATTTAATAGTTCCTAGATTTTTCTGATTGGACATATAATTACACACATCGCTAAAGCAAATGTAGGGAGTGCCTTTGATCTTATTTGATTCAAATATGGCTTTCCATAATTCTCTAGCTGGAATTTGTTCTGTGAATAATTTCCTCTCTTCTAATTCTAAATAACGTCTAGAATATAGGTTTGTTTTTTTATCATCGTATAATTCTGCAAGATCGCCAACAGTATCAGGATTAAATAATGACCATACGGCATTATCTTTAACTCGTTGCATAAATAAGTCAGATACCCAAACGCCATAATGTAAATCACGAGCTCTTTCGTTATCTAAGCCTGATGGCAGTTTTAGTTTTAAAAATTGCAATATATCTGCGTGATGTAGTGATAGATAAATGGCGGCGCTTCCGTTGCGTTTTCCCTGCGAGATAGCTTTAATATTTGCATTATACATTTGAAGGAATGGAACAATTCCATTTGAGATACCGCCAGTGCCTCGGATATAGGATCCAGTACTTCGCCAATTGTTAATGTGAAGACCAATACCTCCACCATATCTACTAATTGTAGCGATGGAATTATTCGTATGCATGATACCATCTACTGAATCTTCTGTACCTAGAAGAAAGCAACTGGCATATTGAGGATGTGGTGTTCCTGCATTGAATAATGTAGGAGATCCATTTGTTAATTTCTTCAAAGAGAATTGATCGTATAGATTTTTGATTAATAATAATTCTTCTTCAATAGAATGTTTTGTATTCATATTAATAGCTATGGCAACTCTCATAAATGTATCTTGAGGACGCTCAATAACTACATTTTCTATTTTAAGTCCATATAGCATTAAGAATGTTTTAAATCCAAAATATTCAATGAGATAATCTCTAGAATAATCAATAATAGATTCAATATAGTCTTTATGCAATTTTACATATTCATAATATTCACTAGAAATTAATGGTTTAGTTTTTGTATATGATCCTGTATTACTTAGAATATCAGGATATACTACAGTTCTATGATATGCTTTTTCCATTTTGTCAAAGAAACATGTGGAAGTATTTTTCTGATGGTTATCTACAATAATTCTCGTAGCTAACTGCATATAATAAGGATTTGTGATTGATTTTGAGGCAGCGTAATTTGCAGTCATATCATCTATTTCTGTAGTAGAGATGTTGTTGCGAATACGTTGAATTACTTCAAGCATTAAATTATAAGGATGAACATGATTAATTGTTGGAGGACGTCCAATCAAAACATTTAATCTTTCTAATATCTTATTGGGATTGATAATTTCGCGTTTTCCCGAACGAGTAATTACTGTAATGATTTCGTCTTTGCTCATCTCTTATATTACTTAATCAATTGTTATAAGTTTAAAAAATTATTCACTTTTAAAAAAATATGTAGAGTATTTTTGTTATCTGCTAATAAATCTATTAATTAATATCTACTAATAAATCTATTTGCAAATCCAGCAGATACAGGATGTGAAACAACTGTAGCATTTGCATCTGGTACACCATTTTCAGCACAATGTAAATCAAGTTGTAGCGTTTTATAATATCCTGCACATTTATCTCCCCAAATTTTATTAAGATTACTATTATTAAATATCACATCTCCATCTATAGTGGTAAAAGAACTTAATTTACCTGAATCAAGCGAAAGTGCATCAGCTCCAGTTTGCATAGCTGTGGCACAACTAGCAGGATATGGTTTATTCGCAGGAGTTTTATTATTTAAAGAATGTGCGTAGTACCCTGCTTTAGGTCCATATTTATTAGATATATCTGTAATTACCTTTGTTCCAGATGGGCAAACGTTACTATATTTATATGATGAACCTGACTTTCCTCCAAATGGAGTTACACCAGTTCCATAATTTTCAGAATAATACATAGGAGCTAGTTTATATACTTTAGGTACTGGGGGCGCTGCGCCTGTTGAACCAGAGCCTGTTGAACCAGAGCCTGTTGAACCAGAGCCTGTTGAACCAGAGCCTGTGCCAGTAGCTGTACTAGATGGTAATTCGATTACACCAGTTAGTAAACATACAACAACAACTACTACCACAGCTATTAAACCTTTTGCCCAATTAGGAAGTTTAGATTCTGCTGTAGTTGTGGCTGGTGGAGTGACTGATGTAGGTGCTGCATACGCTTGTTGATTATATGCTTGTTGATTATATGCTTGTTGATTATATGCTTGTTGATTATAATCCATATTATCTATATATTAATAATAAAATAATAAAATAATAAAATAATTTTATTATTTAATAACAGTTTATTGCGAAATATATGTACTTATGTAAATATTGCATATACTATAATTGTATTTTTAAAATTTGAATTCATTTTAATTTAAAAAAAGATGGCGCCGAGACTTATTAATAATCAAGCTGTTAATCAAGCTAATAATGAATTAGAATTATATCTTCAATCCTATATTTTGAATAACTATACAGAGCAAATGTATAGAGATCAAACTATCGGTATTTATGATATTTTACGTAATGTTTATCATATTCAACATCCTAATCTTATTGTTCAAAGAAATGATATTCAAACATATAGAGGGGTATTACTTTTATATACTAGACAAATACCATTATTTGAGTTAGTTGCGATTGGTATTTAAATAATATCAGGATCTATATTTTTTACTCCTGACTTAAATTTAACTTTAAAATTAGTCATCATTTTATTATCGGGAATTGTTTTTTCTATACTATTAATTTTAAGCATTAAAGATTCTACATTTTCTGCTATTTTTTTATTTTCCTGTATTAATTTATATATTTCTTCATCTGGTTCATCTATATCATTCAAATCTTTATAAATTTCATTTGATTCTTCCTGTCGTATTTCATCAAACTCTGCTAATTGTTTAGATAATACAGTATTTAGATTATGAATAAGG